AGCGCGAGCGAGATGCAACTGATCGAGTACCGGGAGTCGGTGATCCGCGACATCGCCCGCGTGTATCGCATCCCGCTGAACCTCATCATCGGCTCGGGGGGCGACACGCAGACCTACCAGAATGTCGAGCAGGCGGGCATCAACTTTGTGCGCTACACGCTGCTGCCTTGGATGCGTCGCCTCGAAGACGCGATCTCGGACACGCTGCCGCTGACGCAGCGCGTCAGGTTCAACACCTCGGAGTTCGAGCGCGCCGATGTGACGACCCGCGTGAAGGCGCAACAGATACAGATCCTGTCGGGCACCCTGTCGCCGAACGAGGCACGCCAGCAGGAGAACCGCGAGCCGTACCCCGGCGGGGATGCGTTCGTCACGCCGTCACCGCTGCCGTCCGCTGGGACGGATGCGCAGCCGCCCGAGTGAGTCATGCCGTACACGGTCATCAGCGACGCGGAGGGCTGTGACGGGTTCGCGGTCGTAAAGGAAGGGGAGACGAAGCCGATCCCCGGCGGATGTCACGACACGCAGGCCGACGCGATCGAGCACATGGTCGCGATCGAAGCGAACTATGGCGAAGGGCGTGAGGGTGGCTACGACGAGATGCTGTACGGGTTGGCGGAGATGGATGCGGAGGGGTTGAGCGGGCGACAGGTTGCGATGTACGACCTGTATGAGCGGATCGCCGAGGTGTTCGGCAAGTGGGATCAGACGGCGGGCGCGAACGGGTCGCACTACATCACGCAGTCGCCGTTCGCCGACGAGGGGATGGTGTGCGCCAACTGTGTGTTCTATCGCGGCGGCGGCGGATGTCAGATCGTGTCGGGACAGATCGTGCCGAACGGTGTCTGCAAGTTGTGGGTTATCCCCGAGCGTCTCATGTCGGTGGAGCCTGAGGAGTCGGGGATGGCGGACTACGAGGATCGGGCGGTGAACCTCGTCGCGCCCGCGTTCATGCGCACCTCGGCGCGTCGCGGTCTCGTTCTACACGAGCAGGGCGAGTCGGGTGACGGGCTGGTGCCTGCGACGGTCGCCGATGCGCGACGGATGGCGAACGGCGATGCGCTGTCGGAGGCGAAGTGGCGCAAGATCGGCCCGTGGATCGCACGGCACATCGTCGATCTCGATGCGGTGGATGAGCCGGGGGAGATCACGCCGGGGCTGGTGGCGATGCTGTTGTGGGGTGGCGGGTCGTCGAAGGCGTCGGCGCTGCGTGCACAGGCGTATGCGGAGCGGATCGTGGAGCGGCTCAACGCCGAGGAGATGCGTGCGCCAGCGCCGCCAAAGGATCAGATCAAGGGGAGCGACGAGAACGCGCCGGGGTCTGCTAAAGACAAGACGGGTGGGATCACGCTGGACGCATCCACCGAGAAGGCGTTGCAGACGAAGGCTGACGAGCACAACGAGAAGATGCGTGACGACGGGAAGCCTGAGTGGACGCGGGTGCGACTCGGGGCGTTGAAAGCAGTATGGCGGCGCGGCGCGGGCGCGTACTCCACCTCGCACCGCCCCGGCATCTCGCGGGCGGCGTGGGCCATGGCACGGGTCAACGCCTTCCTGTATCTGGCACGCAACGGGCGACCCGAGAACCCGAACTATGTGTCGGACAACGATCTGCTGCACCCCGACCATCCCCGCTACCCGAAAGGTGACTAAGATGCCGACGATGACTGAACACGGCTGGGTGTCCGTTCAGAAGGACGAGCGGCGCACGATCGCGTACTCGAACCTCGAACTGCGTGCCCGCGAGGACTCCGCCACCCTCTACGGGTATGCGGCGGTGTTCGATACGCCGTCGGAGCCGCTGCCGTGGACGGAGTATGTGCGCCGGGGCGCGTTCGCCAAGACGATCAACGACGGTGCCGATGTGCGGCTGCTGGTGGATCACGAAGGGGTGCCGCTGGCCCGCACCAAGTCGGGCACCCTGTCGCTGGACGAGGACAGTCGGGGGCTGATGGTGGAGGCCGACCTCGACCTCGGGAACCCTGATGCGGCGCGGGTGGTGTCGGCGATGCGTCGCGGCGACCTGTCGCAGATGTCGTTCGCGTTCCGCACCATCAAGGACTCGTGGAGCGAGGATCGGAGCACCCGCGAACTACGCGAGGTTCAGTTGTACGATGTTTCGGTCGTCACCTTCCCCGCCTACGAGCAGACGGTTGCCGAGGTTCGGGGGATGCTGTTGCGCGACGCGGAGGAGCCTGCTACCATCGCGCCCGTCACGACATTCGTGAGGTTGCGGCAAGCGCAACTCGCGTTGGCGCGACAGCGTTAGCCGGTAGCGAGCCGCGTTGCACTCGCCGCCACTTGCGGCAACTGATACCGTCGGATGAGAGGCAACATCGTGAACTACTCAGAGCAACTGACCGAGAAGCGTGCCGCGCTGATCGCCGAGGCCGATGGCCTCGTCGCCGCCGCACAGACCGAGACGCGCGACCTGACCGCCGACGAGGATGCCAAGATCGCCGCCGCGCTCGACATCGTGCGCGACCTCGACGCACAGATCGAGCGTCACATCGAGTTGGAGCAGCGTGCCGCACGCGCCGCCGAGGTGCGTGTCGCAAAGCAGGCCGAGGCTGCGATCGTCTCCGTGAAGTCGGAGCCGCGCACCTACACCGAGAACGGTGAGCAGTCGTTCATCCGTGACGCCTTCGCCGCGCAGTTCAGCAACGACTACGCCGCGCAGCAGCGTCTCGCCCGTCACATGGCGGAGGAGCGTGTCGAGCGTCGTGACGTGACCTCGACGGCCTTCGCGGGTCTGATCGTGCCGCAGTTCCTGACCGATTTGGCGGCTCCGCTCGCCAGGGCAGGAAGGCCCGTCGCCGACCGCGCGCGCCGTCACCAACTGCCCGCGCAGGGTCTCACCATCTCGATCTCGAAGGTGACGACCGGTTCAGCCGTCGCCGTCCAGACCGAAGGCGCAGCCGTCCAAGAGACGAACATGGACGACACCAAGTTGGACTTGACGGTGAGCACCATCGCAGGTCAGCAGAACGTGTCGCGTCAGTCGATCGAGCGTGGGACGAACATCGACTCGCTCGTCATGGCCGACCTCGCCGCCGCGTATCACACGCTCGTGGACTCCACGCTCGTCGCCGAACTGTTGGCGTCTGCGGGGCAGTCGGTCACCTACACAGACGACACACCGACCGTCGCAGAACTCTACCCGAAGGTTGCGGACGCGGTGCAGAAGGTGCAGACCACCTACTTCGCTGGCCCCAACTCGATCATCATGCACCCGCGCCGTCTGGCGTTCTTCCTCGCGGCGGTGGACTCATCCGCTCGCCCGATCGCGGTGCCGCTCGCTGCTGGCCCGCAGAACGCCACGGTGCTCGGTCAGGGGTCGCCGCAGTACGGCAACTCGGGCTACTCGATCATGGGTCTGCCCGTCATCACCGACGCGAGCGTGAGCATCGTGCAGGGCGGAAGCGCGAACCAGGACACGATCTTCGTCGGCAACTTGCAGGAGTTGCACCTGTTCGAGCAGGGCAACGGCGACCCGATGATGCTGCGGTTCGAACAGCCGAAGGCTGCCGAACTCGACATCACGATGATCGTCTATGGGTACATCGCGGTGACGGCGAACAGGTACCCGAATGCGTGGGCCAAGATCGGAGGAACTGGTCTGGTCACACCTACCTTCTGACCCTGACCGCGTAAGCGGTTCCAAGTCTGCGGGTGTCGCCGCCGTCCCCCTTCGGCGGCGGCACCCGCGCACTAAGATCGGCCTCATGGACAGCATGATCCGCGCACTCCTCGTGGAGCGTGACGGCTATCGGCGTCGCGGTCTCACCGAACGGGTGGAGGCGGTGGACGAGGCGTTGCGCGGCTACGGCTACGAGGTGTTCGATCTGCCTGAGACGGCGACCGCCGAGCCGGTGGCGGAGACGGCGGCCAAGCCGCGCGGACGGCGACGCAAGCGGAAGGAGTAGGCGATGCCGACCAACCCGTATTGCACGCTGGCAGAGGTGAAGGCGGCGCTGCGGATCACCGACTCGACCGACAACACGCTGTTGGAGCAGGCGGTGGAGGCGGCGTCGCGCCGCATCGACGGCTACACGGGACGGTTCTTCTATCAGCAGTCGGCGACCGTCACCTTCTACTGCTCCGACTCGTATGCGTTGGCGATCCCCGATCTCGTGTCGATCACGACCCTGAAAACGGACAACAACGGTGACGGCACCTACGAGACGACATGGACGACGGGCACCGACTATGTGCTGAACCCGTTGGATGTGTCGCGGCTGTCGCGCCCCTATCGGCGGGTCGTCGCGTCGGGCGGCAAGACCTTCCCGCTGACGAGTATCCCGGCGTTGGCGTTGGCGCAGATCGTCGGGGTGTGGGGTTGGCCTGCGGTGCCGCACGACATCCGTGAGGCGGCGATCCTGCTGTCGTCCCGCCAGTTCGCCCGCTACAACGCCGCGCTCGGCGTGGTCGGCTTCGCGGACATGGCGGTGCAGGTGCGGGCCGTCGATCCCGATGTGCGCGACCTGCTCAACCCTTACAGGGCGTTCGGGTTGGCCTGATGGCGGCTACTGCGTCGCAGGTGCTGTCTGGGATCAAGACGCGG